TGGCATCAACAACCGTCAATGGTAAAAAAGCCTTTTTCCAAATTTCCAGCGTCGTCTCTTCGGGCGCAAGCGTGGTAACCGTTGCGGTAGGTACAACCGACATCTTGGGTGCGCCATTGCGTATCACTGATAGGGGCTACGTCACCCGTGCGGGCTGGGACAATACTTTGGCTGAAGATGCTGGCACCATGACTGTTGCCGCTACATTGACGGCCACCACAACCACAGGTGATGTGCGTGGTACTTATTTGCCCTCCTCGGCGGCTGACGGTATCAAGCGTCTTGTGATGGGAATAGCCCTGCCAGCAATTGCGGCAGGCCCAAATGCAACTCGTGTTGGCGCGTTTGGCGTCACACAAGCATAAGGAGACACATCATGGGTCAATTTAAACCAATGGTGAAGATGGAAACCACTGAGCCTTCAGTCATACTGAAACTCAAAAAAGGTGGTCATGTCAACATGAAAAAGGGTGGCATGGCAGAGGGTGGTCACAAGAAGATGGCTATGGGCGGTGGTGCTATGGAGTCCCTTATGGGTACTCCAGCCCTCGTTGGTCGTCCTGCGGTGAACGCCCCTGTTCGCGCCCCCGGCAAGCCCTCTATGGCCGCACGACGCAAGTCGATGATGGCTAAGAAGCCTTCCATACCAATGAGTAATCCCTCGATGTCTGCACCAATGAAAAAAGGTGGCAAGGCTGAAGGTGGAGAGTCTAAAGCCGCTCACAAAGCCGAAATGAGCGCCATTAAGGGTGTGGACAAGAAATTGACCAAACACGCTTCTATGGCGGCTTCTAAGGGCCATAAAGGTCTGAAGACTGGTGGCATGGCTACTGGTGGCGTAACCAACGGTCAAGGTGGTTACAAAACAGGTGGTGTTGCAATGGGCAACGCTGGTGGCTACAAAGACGGCGGTATGTCTATGGTCGAGAAGAACGGGAAGATGGTTCCTGACTTTGCGGCTGACGGCGTAGGCAAGATGAAAAAGGGCGGCATGATGGGTGGCGGAGGAATGCACATGATGCCTAACGGTAGCATGATGAAGAACTCTGCCATGAAAATGGGCGGGATGGCTACTGGCGGCGTCAAAATGGGCAATGCTGGTGGCTACAAAATGGGGGGTAAATCCTCAAAAAAAGCCTACGCGACGGGGGGAACTGTTGATTCAGGCAAGCCCGTCGCGATGCCCCAAGGCGCTAAAAAGCCTTCGCCACCTGTAAGCACCAATCGTGTTTCTGGTACTTTTAAAAGCGGTGGCAAGGTAACTCCTGCTGAAGGCCGCTTGCGTGCTAACAATCGAGCGGAAAACTCCACGGCCATGAAACAGGCCAAGGCGCAATCTAACGATGTCTATAGCAAGTATCAGAAGATGAAAGATGGTGGTAAGCCAGTGGATATGTCCAAAGGTGCCTACGATGCTTCAAGCAAGCACAGTAGAGAACTTGAGGATGCATTAAATCCTTTGAGTATGGTGAAAGAACTTGCTGGTAAAGCAAAAGACTTTTTCATGCCCAAGGGTTCTGACAGTGTGACAAAGACAAAAGAGTCTGTCACAGTGTCACCTGCAAATAAAAAGCGCGGCGGACGCGCTTGTTGAAAACGAGTGGGGGCTTCGGCCCCTGCTTTTAATTGGAGATAAATATGGCTGATGCAGTTACGAGCCAAACGCTCATAGATGGTGAGCGCACGGTTATTATGAAATTTACAAACATCAGTGATGGCACTGGTGAGTCTGCGGTTTTAAAGGTTGATGTTTCTGCACTGACGCCAAGCGCATCAGGCGCGGCGTGTGATCGTGTCACAGTCACCAAAATCTACATCGCTAATCACGGCATGGAAGTCAGAATGTTTTTTGACGCCACAACGGATGTGCCGTTCTTTCTCTCGTCGTCTGGTGCGACGCAGACGCTAGACATGACAGGTTTTGGCGGTATTACCAACAATGGCGGCGCTGGCGTTACTGGCGACATCGTGTTTAGTACGGCGGACGCATCTTCTGGCGATACCTACTGGTGCATCTTGGAGATGGTCAAAGGATACGCATAATGCCAAGCAAATCACCAGCACAACACAAGTTAATGTCAGCGGTTGCAAACAACCCGTCTTTTGCTAAAAAAACTGGTATACCAAGTAAAGTTGGTAAAGAGTTTGTAAAAGAAGATGCAAAGATGGCTGGTGGCGGTTTGTATGCAAATATTGCCGCTAAGAAGCAAAGAATAGCCTCTGGTTCTGGTGAAAAGATGCGTAGTGCTGGTAGCAAAGGCGCTCCTAAATCAAGTGATTTTGCTGATGCCGCTAAAACTGCTTCTTACAAAGAAGGTTCTACAGTCAATGCCGCAGGCAACTACACCAAGCCAGAATTACGCAAGCGTATTTTTAATGATGTGAAGTCTGAGGCTACTGCTGGCACTGGTGCTGGACAATGGTCGGCTCGTAAGGCACAAGTTGTGGCTAAACGATATAAAGATGCAGGTGGTGGTTATCGTGATTAAAAAGCCCCAGCAATCACTGAAGGCTTGGGGCGATCAAAAATGGAGAACCAAAAGTGGTAAAAAATCTTCTGATACTGGTGAAAGATACCTTCCAGAGTCTGCGATTAAAAGTCTCAGCCCTGCTGAGTACGCTTCGACGACCAAAGCAAAAAGAGCAGGAAAAGCCGCAGGAAAACAATTCGTAGCGCAACCTAAAAAGATTGCGCAGAAAACAGCTAAATACAGGTTTTAATCATGGCAAAAAAAACTCCTTCTCTCGCTGTTGGTCGCGGTGAAAAGTTGCCTACCTCTAAGGGGGCTGGGTTAACTGCCAAAGGTCGAGCCAAATATAATGCGGCAACAGGCAGTAATTTAAAAGCACCTCAACCCAAAGGTGGTGCAAGAAAAGATTCTTTTTGCGCACGAATGAGCGGAGTGGCTGGCCCAATGAAAGACGAAAAAGGCAAGCCTACTCGTAAAGCGGCGGCGCTTGCACGTTGGAAGTGCTGATATGGCGTACTCTGAAACCTACGGACAAACGGTCAATGTACAAACATTGATTGACCACGGCGCTCGTCGGTGCGGAAAACTGGCTGAAGAGTTGACTTCTGAGCAAGTTCTTTCTGCTCGTCAATCGCTTGGGTTCTTGCTCTCTAACCTCATCAATCGAGGCATCCAGTATTGGTGCATCAGCAAAGAGGTCATTGGACTTACCCCTAACAAGTATCAATACACCCTGCCTGATGGCGCTGTAGACACTTTAAACGTGCTGTATCGCACTTTAAACCGCCCTGATGGGACGTATACCTCTTCTGCTGGTGGAACTGTTGCAAACCTCTACGATGGGGATGTTGACACCTTTACCCAACAAACTTCGGCAAACGGAAGTTTTACGGTCAATTACGGCATAACAAACCCCATCTATGCAGGCTCTATTGGGTTCTTGCCCTACATCTCTGGTGGTGGGTCAGCAACATGGAATATTTTGCTCCAATACTCAACTGACGGAACGACGTACTCCACATTACAGAATCTTGGGGCAACCCCTGTTACCGACAACACATGGGTGTGGACGGATATAGACCCCGGTCAGTCCGTCGCCTTCTACCGCATTGTCATCTCTGGCGGCGCTACTCTTGCCCTGCGCGAGTGGTACATCGGCAACAACAGCACCGAGGTGATGATGTCTCGTTTGAACCGCGACGACTACACCAACCTGCCTAACAAAAACTTCACAGCAAACCAGCCTTTTCAGTTTTGGTTTAATCGCACAATTCCTAATCCAGAGATTTATCTTTGGCCTACCCCTAGCAATGCCTTTGTGCAGATGACGGTGTGGTATTCCACGCAGGTCATGGATGTGGGTGCTTTGACTAACGAATTGCAGATTCCTCAGCGCTGGTACGAGGCGGTGGTGTTTATGCTGGCTCACAGGATGAGCCTTGAGTTACCACAAGTTGCAATGGATCGTGTTGGCTATCTTGAGAAAATGGCTGAAAAATATCTGTTTGAAGCGGAGCAGGAAGAGCGCGACAAGTCGCCAATCTATCTAGCCCCGAACATTAGCGTGTACACAGCATAATGGCTATCTTTCTTGACACTCGTGGGCTGACATCGGTTGCCATCGCGGTTTGCGATAGGTGCAAGATGAAGGTGCCTTTTGTCACGTTGGTGGCGGATGGGAACTCGCCGGGTCTCCGCGTCTGCGCCGAGCGTGGATGCAAGGATGTGCTTGACCCCTATCGACTTCCCGCTAGAAAGACTGAGCGCATCAACCTCAGATTTCCACGCCCTGATGTCAGCATTGCCGCAGGTGACAACTTCTTAATGACTGGCGGAATAAGCCAGTTCCAAATTTCTACTGAGCAGAACACACAGACTCCCACAAGCACTGGAAATAAAGATACGATTGCTCCAAACCCTCCAGACGATACGAGTACATAAATGTCAGCACAAGTAACCATACTCCAACTGCCAGCCGCTGGTGCTATTACAGGTACTGAGGCGGTTCCTATTGTCCAAAATGGTGTGACAGTCCAAACCACGACTGCGGCGCTTGCTGGCACGCCTGTCCAAACTTACACCTATCTGACGGTCAATCAAACACCTCAACTGACAAACAGTCGATCTGTGGGGGGAACCAATGGGTTGACTACAACCGATGGCGGAGCGCAGGGAGTCTTTAATATAACGACCACAGGCGCTTTGTTGTCCTTAGTGAACTCTGGCACTGGGTTTCAGGTTAAAACGTCTTCTACAGCCATTACAAACCGTTCTATAGCGGTTTCTGGAAACGGGCTGTCAATTGCAGATGGTTCTGGCATATCTGGCAACCCAACCATTGCTTTAAGCGGTCAGGTGTTAAATTTTGCCAACGCTAGTTTTAATGGTCTTGTGGCGCTTTCAACTGGTGGTGCTATCACTTCTGCAACCATCACAGGAACCGCCAATCAAATTAGTGTTGCAAACGGAACGGGTGTAAGTGGTAATCCAACGATTTCTTTGGCTACTGACCCCGTGATCCCCGGCACTGGGGGGGTCGTCGTTCCCGCTGGCACAACAGGGCAACGCGGAACATCTACGTTAGGTAACTTTCGTTTCAACTCAACAACTGGTTTGTTTGAGGGATACAACGGTGCTTGGAATTCATTTGCCGCTGGTTCTGGTGTTACGTCTGTAGCCACGGGAACTGGTCTGACGGGAGGCCCAATCACCTCCACGGGAACAATCAGCATTGATGTGACTGGCGTTACGGCGGCTACCTACGGCTCTGCTACCGCTACTCCTGTGGTTGCAGTTAACGCACAGGGTCAAATTACAAGCGCCACAAACACAACGATAACCCCTGCGGTTGGTTCAATTACAGGCTTGGGTACTGGCGTTGCTACTGCGTTGGCAGTCAACGTGGGTTCCGCTGGTTCACCTGTTGTAAATGGTGGTGCATTAGGTACGCCGTCTAGCGGAACATTGACCAATGCAACAGGACTTCCTTTGACTACAGGCGTCACAGGAAATCTTCCTGTAGGCAATCTCAATAGCGGAACTTCTGCATCTGCCACTACGTTTTGGCGTGGTGATGGTGTTTGGTCTACTCCTGCTGGTGCGGGTGATGTGTCAGGCCCAGCCTCTGCAACAGATAACGCGATCACAAGGTTTGACGGCACAACTGGAAAAATTATACAAAACAGTTTAGTGACTGTTGCTGACGATGGTGCAATTACAGCGCCATCAGCAGGATCGGTTATTCCTTTTTATTGGAATGACCCTGCATCATTTCCGTCTGCTAGTACATATCATGGAGCAATAGCACACGCTCACTCTACAGCCGCAATGTACTTTGCTCATGGCGGTGTGTGGACAATGCTTATAAAAGACGGTGGGCCATTAGGAACACCATCAAGCGGTACAGTTACAAACCTAACGGGTACTGCATCAATTAACATTAACGGAACTGTTGGTGCTACAACGCCTACGACAGGAAACTTTACAACAGTCACTGCCACCACAGGCATTTTTGGGGGAACATTCTAATGGCACAAGCAGGCTTCACGCCCATATCTCTATATTTCAGTACAACTGCGGCGGCAACACCGTCTGCTGGAAATCTTGTTGCTGGTGAATTGGCACTTAATACAGTTGATGAAAAACTGTACTTCAAGAATAGCGCAGGAACTGTCAAACTGCTTGCTAGCAATGCAGGCTCAACGGCAACAGTTTCAAGCGTTGCTGTTTCTGGTGGAACAACTGGATTGACGACTTCGGGTGGCCCAATTACTACTTCTGGAACAATCACCTTGGCTGGCACATTGGCAACAACCAATGGCGGAACCAATTTAACTTCGTTTACTTCTGGCGGCGCACTGTACGCAACATCAACATCTGCGTTGACAACGGGAACACTGCCAATCGCTTCTGGCGGCACAGGGCAGACAACGGCTTCTGCCGCATTCAATGCTCTTTCTCCAATTACCACTACAGGTGATTTAATTGTTGGTAACGGCGTAAACAGCGCGACACGCATTGCAATTGGTGGTAACGGAACAGTTCTTCAAAGTAACGGCACAACAGCATCTTGGGGAAGTATTGTTGCTGGAGCATCTTTAAGCAACGACACAACCACTGCTACAGACCTATTTCCCATGTTTGCGGCGGCTACAAGTGGCACGCCAACAACGGTGTTTACCAGCAACGCAAAATTGCTTTACAAGCCATCTACGGGTGAGTTTCAGGCTTCTGAATTGGTGGCATCAAACGGCATTTTCGTAAATAATGCGACAGTGTCAGTGAGTTATACGGTGGCAAGTGGGTTCAACGCAATGTCGGTAGGCCCTATCACCATATCTTCTGGTCAAAGCGTAACCGTCACCAGCGGTCAACGCTGGGTTGTACTTTAAGGAAAAAACATGAGTTCAGTTGTTATTTCAGGCGACACATCAGGGACAGTCACCCTACAAGCGCCAGCCGTTTCTGGTTCGACTATTCTGACTTTGCCAGCTACAAGTGGCACGATTGTTACGTCAGCAAGCGGAACTGCGGCTACAGCCACAAATTTGGCTGGTGGCTCCAATGGAACCATACCCTACCAATCAGCCTCTGGTACAACACAAATGTTGGCAGTCGGAACTGCTGGTCAATTACTTCAAACAAACGGTGCTGGGGCGCCTACTTGGGTAACTGCGGCAGGAGATACAACTAACTTTCAAGAGTTCACTACTACAGGCACATGGACTAAACCTGCAACTTGCACATTTGTAATGGTCGAGTGCTGGGGCGGTGGCGGTGGCGGAGGTTCTGGTTATCGTGGCGCATCAGCCACTATTCGCACGGGTGGTAGCGGCGCTGGCGGCGGCGCGTACACGCAACGTCTATTTAAAGCTTCTGACCTTACTTCTACAGTAACAGTAACTATTGCCGCAGGCGGGACTGGTGGGGCAGGGCAAACTACTAATAGCACAAATGGCAATAATGGTACCAATGGCGGCAACACTACTTTTGGTGCATATTTATCCGCTTTTGGCGGAGGCGGTGGTGGTGGTGGTGTAAACGTTAATTCTGTCAAGGGTGGTCAAGGCGGTGGCGCTTTAACTGCCGCAAACCTCACAAGTACTGCTGGACAACCTTGGGCGTCTGACAGCACAACACAAAGTAATTCTGGTCATTTCGGTGGCCCTAACCCTAACCAATATAGTGCGCAACCCTCTGGTTGGGGCGGTGCGTCAGGCGGTAATGGAGCAGATGATGGTGGAGCATATACAGGTGGTTGTTCTTTTCAAGGCGGCCCCGGTGGTGGTGGTGGAGCCGTTCTTGATTCTGGAAATTACGCAGGTCTTGCCGCCGCTGGTGGGTCTTTTGTAGGCTCATCTGGTGGTGGTGGCGCGGCGGGTACGGGCGGAGGCGCTGGGGGCGCTGGCTCAGGTCGTCAAGGCGGTGGCGGAGGTTCTACTGCTATGAATGCGATTGGTGGAGCAGGCGGCGCTGGCGGTTTTTCCGCTGGAGGTGGTGGAGGTGGTGGTTCAACTAATGGCTATACCTCTGGTGCTGGCGGTGCTGGCGGTGCTGGTCTATGCCGTGTTTACACTTGGTAAGGAACAAACATGAGATATGCAATTATTGAAAACGGCACAGTAGTTAATGTGGTTGTTGCTGACTCGCAAATAGCCGCTGAAAACGGTTGGGTGGAATGCCCTGACGCTGGCCCTTACTGGACTTACGCTAATGGCGTATTTACTGCACCTGTTGTAGTAGAACCTCCTGCGCCAATACCAGCGCCTGCACCAACCAAAGAACAACTGCTTGCAGAACTGCAAACTCTGACAGCAAAAATTAACGCACTGGAGTAAAACATGAGTTCAATATCAGCAGGAACAACAAGCGGAACGGCTCTAGTTTCAACAGCAGACACAACAGGCGCGTTAGTTCTTCAGACTAACGGAACTACAACTGCTGTCACTATTGCCACTAACCAAGTTGTAACTTTGGCTCAACCTTTGCCCGTTGGCTCTGGCGGTACTGGTGCTACTTCGTTGTCTGGAATTACGACGGGTACGGCAACTAACCTTGCTGGTGGCTCTAACGGCACAATTCCTTACCAGTCTGCCGCTGGTACTACTCAGATGCTTGCGGTTGGAACAGCGGGTCAAGTGCTCCAAACAAACGGCGCTGGCGCTCCTACTTGGGTAACTCCGGGTGGTGGTTCGTGGATTTATCTTTCCACTGTAACTGCAAGCAATTCAGCAACAGTTGACATTGAAACCACAATAGATAGCACATATCAAACTTATGCGATTGTTGCTTCATCAGTTATACCTGTAACTAATACAGTTAATTTACGAGCTAGACAAAAACAAGGTGGCGTATATAAAGTTGATAATTATCAATATCACTTATCTATAAGTAATAACGGTTCTGCTAATTACGCTGGTGCGGCAAACGGCAATACCGATTCATATCAAGTAACAAATACTTTATCTGATCCTAGTGGCCCAGAAGGTGGTGCAAGTTTTGTTATGTATATACCTAATCCATCTAATACCACCTTACGAAAAACCATATTTGCTACTGGTGTTGCTAGTTCTTCAGGTACTGGCGCCGCACAAATGACTTTAGCAGGTTCAAATTTTGATTTAACATCAGCCTTAACAGGAATTCAATTCTTTATGTCATCAGGAAATATATCAGTTGGCACATTTCGTTTGTACGGCATCAAGAACAGTTAAGGAGTCATCATGGCAAGATTTCACACAACAGCAGAAGGCAACATTCCGTTTACTGCTGAAGAAGAAGCCGCACGGGATGCTGAAGAAGCGCAGTGGGCGACTGAACAGGCGGCACTAGCGCGTACCAAATACCAACGCGACCGTGCCACAGAATACCCAGCCATTGGCGATCAACTTGATGCGCTGTTTCACGCAGGTGTTTTCCCTGCTGACATGGCGGCTATTCTTCAAGCAGTCAAAGACAAATATCCAAAGGGGTAAACCATGACAATGGTAATTAACGGCACAGCAGGTGTAACCTTTCCTGATTCAACTGTTCAAACAACAGCGTCAATCACTGGGTTTACTGCTAAGACAACAACATACACAGCGGTTGCTGGTGACATCTTGTTGGTGGACACAAGCGCAGGGGCATTTACAATCACTCTGCCTGCGTCACCCGCAACTGGTAACACAGTCTATTTCCAAGATGCAAAGGGAACCTTTTTGGCTTTCCCCTTGACTGTTGGACGTAATAGTCAAACCATCATGGGTTTGGCTGAAGATTTAACTGCTAACAGTAACAATGTTGGCTTTGGTTTGGTTTATAACGGCTCTGATTGGAGGATTTACTAATGAGTAATGTACAAGGCTTATTTAGCACGACACTGGCAAACCCTTCGGGGTATCCCGGTCAGTCGTTCTTCGGGCAAAACAACACCCGTGCGTTCATGCGATCTAGCACGTTTGTGGTTCCACCCGGTGTTTCAACCATTCGTGTTCGCGTTCATGGCGCTGGCGGTTCTGGTGCTTGCACTACATCAACCAACATGAATCAATGCGCTACTGGGGGCGCAGGTGGTGGTTTTGCAATGAAGGTTATTGCAACCAGCCCCGGCACGTCTTACGCCGTAACCGTTGGCACAGGTGGAGCGTCTGTTGCAAGTTTAAACAATGGCAATGCAGGTGGCACATCATCTTTTGGCTCAATCCTCACTTGTACTGGTGGCGCTGGTGGACTATCCACAAGTAGCAGTATTGCAAACTCTGCCGCAAGTGCGGCTGGTGGTACAGGCACTGGTGGTGATGTTAACTACTCTGGCGGTGCTTCTGGAAGTGCTACAACCACAACAACAAACGTTACATACCGTACTTTTGCTGTGACTGGTGGCGGTTCTTGCGCTTCTATATTTGGTGCGGGTGGTGCAAGTGGAAACGCATCGTGTTCCGCCGCAACTGCTACAGCGTCAGCAAAAGCAATTACATCTGGTGGAGGTGTGGGTGGGTCTTCTGGCAATGCAACTTACACTGGCACAACAGGCAATGCGGCTGTTGCGACTGGCCCCGGAGGTACTGCGGGAGGTTCAAAAGACCTTTCATCATCAACTAGTAGTTCAGTTTCAAATCTACCCGGCTCTGGCTTTGCTTATTATCAAGCCACTAATCAGCCTAACAGTAATAACAGACCTGACGTCATGTTGATGCCAAACGAAATGTTTACATCAATACAGGGCATTGTTGCAACATCATCCACTATGGCGCCTTATCCTTCAAATGCAGTCAATAGGTTTCCCGGTGACATCTTGATGGGTTCTCCAATACAAACTATTACGGCTTATATACCTCCCGGATGTGGGGGTGCGGCGGCTAATGGCGTTACTAATAATTATTCGGCATCTGTTTTTGGTGGTGGTGGTGCTGGTTGCGACCCTAACAACAATGGCTCTAGTGCGGGTAGTTCACAAATTGGTGGCGGCGGCGGAGGTTACTCTGGTTACGTAAGTACTGACGCTGATGCTCGTAGCGGTTGTGGTGGCGATGGTATGGTCATTGTGGAGTGGTAAAAATGAAAAAAGCATGGATTGAAAACAACGTAGTTCGTGATGTATGCGAGGGCAACCCCGCAGAACTTTATCATCCTGACATTGCTGTTTATTACAGCACTGACGTACCTGATGACATCATCAACGGTGCAAAACTTGAAAACGGTGTCTGGGTAAACATTCCAATTCTTGTACGTCTTGAAGTTAAATACATTGGCGCTAATGATGTGCGTAATGGTTTGACTTTGGCTGAACGCACAAAGTGGGACAACAACACCACAGACACAATCAAGACAGCAAAGATTGAGTTTGCTACACCTAGACTTGAAGCGGATGCTACAGAGGTGCTTCAGTTCCTCGTAGACTCTGGTGACATCTCACAAGCATCGATGGATAAGGTTCTGGCTTAAAAATGAAACTATCTATTGACATTGAAGTAATCAACCAAGTTCTTGGTTACCTTGGCACACGCCCCTATCAAGAGGTGTTCCAAATGATCCAAGCAATCCAAGAAGCCGCTAAACCACCAGAGCCTCTAAAGGTTGAAGATGGAACAAACGGAGACTAGACTTGCTGTGCATGAAGCTGTCTGCCTTGAACGATACAACAGCATAGATCGTTCTTTGCGCGATGGGGACAAGCGCATGACAAAGATTGAGTACCTCTTGTATGGGGTGATTGTCTGCGTCCTGTTCGGGCCGGGCGTTGCTGGCGAACTCGTCAAGAAGATTCTGGGAATATAGCGTGTGGGATTGGGTGGAAGCTATAGTAGCCGCCGCCGCAATCTTCTGCTTTGTGGTGTTTTGCTCTTACATGATTGCATGGGCTGGGATATGGTAAATGCGTTGGCTCATTTTGTTACTGCTGTTGGGGCTAGTTGGAGCCGTAGCCAAGAGCGGATGCCATGTGCGCGAGTTCTATGGGATTGCTTACACAGTCCACGACCCAACCATACGGCACAAAGAAATGATGGCGTGGCTCGACAAGAATGCGCCCTACTGCAAGTCAACCGAATACATGGTGATCTGGAACAACCTAGCAGAGTGGGCGGGTACGGCAGACTCCACATGGTTGCGTAATAAAGTTGTTCATGGCTACAAGGACGCACTTGAACGGGAAA